CCCATAGTGGGCCTTCATATCATCAAGATCACCATGGCCACGATACTCAGTATGAATAGCAACACCAATCTTTGCCTTCTTGATCTTCTTACCTTCTGGTGAATCGTGCTTTTGTGAATATGTAAGTGTATTTGGCGTAAAGTGATACTTACCATCATGGCTTGAGACATCGTTATGTGTATACATGATGTCGCCTTGGAACACTCTACCCTTTGGTGTGATCTTCTTGAGGTGGTCGTGAGCAGCTTTGAGCTTTTCAACTAAACCAGGGGCATGGCCATGGTTGTTTTCAATATCTTCGTGAGAGTAATTGATCTTTGGTTCTTTATTAAATGCAGACTTGGATGCTACAAAGAACTTTTTAGTCTTAGGGTGATAACCAAAAACAATTGATGGGGACCCATCATACTTCACTGTATTCCTTGTAGATGAATGAGTAGCACCTTCAATAGCATTGTGGGTATCGTTTAGGGTATGGAATGCGTGCTTGAATCCTTCAGTACCAGAGTCAATGACATGCTCTTCATTGTGTTTTACATGAAGTAGTTTGCTTTCGTCGTCTACAGACTCTTGTAAGTATTGAATAAAGCTCATTAAACCATTCCTGTTACTTTTCTACAACCTAGTGGTGCAATAACCACTCTTGTCCCTTTGATTCCAAAGTCGCTTCTATCACCTTTGAAGATAGCCATGAACACAGGTTCATACCCATCTGTCATATCATCACCATTCACGTGAGTGTGGTAAGCAGTTATCTTATATGTAGATCCTTGCTTACTTAACACCACTGAGCCCTGAAGCATTAAAGTAGTATTCTGTCTACTAAATGCCTGACCAAACTCGTTACCATAAACAGACATCATCTTTAACTTTCTATCTTTGATCTTCCTGGCAACCGTAGTTGCATTTGGAAGACCTTTAGGATATAACTTTAGCATATCCTTAATAAACTTTTGGACCTCTGGATGACGGAAGATTTCTGGTTCCTTTCTCTCCGACATACCACCCCATTGCTGGAAGTCTCTTTCTGTTCTACCATCCTTATGGGATATCCAAGCAACCTCTTTACCGTCTTTATCCACTAAGTGGAAGTCAGACTTAGGTGTACCTGGTGTAGATACAGCATCAGCAACGCTATAGGTCTTAGTCCCTATCCTTATATTTATAGTAGCCGACCCTTCTTTCTTCTTGGCATCGGATATTTGTTGTTTGAGGGACATTAAAGCAGCATCTTCCTTTGCAGTGGATGCACCTTCACCCTTACCACCAAACTCCTTTGTCTTAACAAAGTCAGTTAGCTTATAAACACCACCTTCAGTGGATGTAAATCTCAACTCATTCAGCTGGACGTTTGTCCCATCCTTTAGGATCTTCTCCATGTTCTTTGGAGCGATCAATACTACCTTTTTACTACCCTTTATCTCAAAAGGACTCTTCTCCTTCACCTTCTTAATGAAGATAGCAGGTCTCCAATCGTATTTTCTGATCTCAGATGCGCTAAGATTTGCCATTATAGTAACCCTTTATGTGCTTTTATATATGGAAAACCGCCTTTCGGCGGTTCTCTTATAGTGCAATTGTGTATGGTTCCATCGACCTATTGTATTGGTTATTCACCCTAATGAACTCAGTATACCTACTTAAATGAGAAAGTCTACTGGCTCCAACATAGGCACAAGTCGATCTTAAACCACCAAGAATGTCCTGCATTGTACCAGAAACAGGTCCCTTATAAGGTACCTTAATTGTTCTACCTTCTGAAGATCTATAGCTGGCAAGATGCCCTTTATGCTTCTCTTGAGCTGTTCTAGAGCTCATACCATAGAATACTACACCGTCTTCAGTGCTCTTAGCGCCACCTTCATCGTGCCCTGCTAGCATAGATCCTAGCTTGACATACTTTGCGCCAGCGCCAATTGCTTTAGCAATATCGCCAACACAGGTAATACCACCAGCAATAATGTTGCTACTCTTTGATTCATCAGCACATTCCATAACAGCACTAAGCTGAGGGTAGCCAATACCAGTCTTGATACGAGTAGTACAGACAGCACCAGAACCAATACCAACTTTAATCAGGTCGGCACCAGCATCTTCTAATCTACGAACAGCCTTGGCAGTAACGACACTACCAGCCATGATCTTAGACTTAGAGGTCTTCTTCTTTAGTAGCTCAACGGCTTCATAGAATTGCTTCATGTATCCATTGGCAACATCAACACAAATGTTAACATAGATACCATGTTCATCTAATAGAAGATTAGCAACATCTCTAGTTAGGTTAAGATCTTCTGGTAGGATGCCAGTGGAGACATAGATGTGTCTAAGAGTAGTTTCACTTGCTGTAGCAGAAAACCTGGACCATTCTTCTAGCGTATAGTGCTTAACGATAGCTGTATGAGCTCCAACCTTTGCAAGCTCTTTTGCCATCTCAAACGTACCAACACCATCCATATTGGAAGCAATAACAGGATTGTAATCAATATCCACTTTACTTCTACTATCGATGTCAGAGAACTGTGGTACAATTAGTACATCACTATAATCTAACTTTACTGTATCTTGAATCATAACTTAATACCTAGGCGGTCTGCAATCTTATCTTGCCACTCAACAAGACTATTGTACACATCAGCAACAATGTCAACAGCTACATTGTTTGCTCTTGCAGCATATTCGATTGCTTCTTGTTTTGACAATCCCTCATTCTCAGCTTCAATCAAACTCATTTCAATAACATGATTAAGTTGCATACATCACTCCCTATAGTTCATACAAACATGATCCTGAATAAGTTGTCTGTGTTGAATCCAGTACTTAAAGTTACCAGACCACAAGGCACCAGTCCTATCCGAATGAGTTACACCTCTCTCCCAAGAGTCACAATCATTACAACTATTTGTAAGGTTGCTCATAGGAGTTGCTTGGTGCTCTAGAGGCGAAGCATGGACAGGCTTTGATTCAACAAGCCTTTCAAAAATGTCATTTGCCTTTTCGATATCTGTGTTTAAGATTCTATACGATACCTGGGCACAGCAAGATGCAGAGATCTTAATTGCTTGCTCTTTAGTTAGGTATGTCTTAACGGTTTGTTTCTCTAGGTTGTCTTGTTCTTCCCAAATGTAGTATGAGAGTCCATGCTCATTTGGTTCTCTATTAATGTATGGCACATGCCACTCATCTGAGGCAAGACCAATAGGGTTACTATCCTTCAATGCTTGCCACATTACCTTGGCAAGCTCATGAATCTCAGGTTGAGCATCTGGATGCTTACGGAGATGGAAGAAGTTATCATACTCTGTTGCAGTACATACAACCTTAATCAGCTGGAATGGCTCAAGGATTCTATTAGCAATCTGCTTATGGACCTTGAGAGTATCAAACCTTCTAGCTGTATCGCAAGCATCTTTCGAAAGCTCTCTCCATGCCTCTGATGCCTTCATTAGGTCTGGCAGCTCAAGCTGTTCTGTAGCCTGCATACCCTTAATGTTCTTACCCCATTCAATTGGAGTGGCACATCTATCTTCAATCAATTTGATCAACTTAGAAATAGGAATTGCTCTCGAGGAAGCAGCGTTCCTGGAGAGCAATCGGTGAGTCATGAACTCACTATGAATGAATCTTGGATACTCTAGTTCGAATGTTGCAATTCGAGTTCCTGTTCTATAGCAGACTGAGTCTTGAATGACAGTAGCTGTAATTCCACCCCTACCACGGCCGGTTACGTAGTTTGTTGTTTCCAATGTTCATCTCCTTGGCGTGTGCTATAAGCACTTCTAGTTCTTCTGGGACAATGTGTAAGAGGTCTGCAAGAAGTGTCTTCTGCAAACCAAGAGCGTGTATTATACGGATTTTATCTGAAATGGCAACAAGGGCCGAGTCATATTTATCCATTTCTTCCTGACTTAGATCGAGGTATCGCATATGTTACTCCAAAAAGAAAGGAGCGGTCATTCCTGACCGCTCCAAAGACTGACCGACTGTACTGAGTCAACCCGGAACGAACGCCATTCGTTCTTTTCGACATCAAAGACTGGAACAATGTCTTGGTTGGACTCCTTTACTCGGTCAGTCTTTTTAGTGTACGGTATCACCAGGTCTTCTCTAAGAGTACACTTCATAATGCGCTCTGTACCATCTGACTTAGTGAACCTAACTTCTGCTACGTTGGCTTTCAAAGCCTCTTCAATCTTATCCCTTGTGAACATCATCCTTTCTCCAGTCCTCACGACAGTCCAGGAAGAAGTCCCACATAGCGGAACTAATCCAACCGAGAAGAAAGCCCATTAAAACAAAGAACCATGTACTCATATTAGTCTCCTATTAAAACGGAATGTCATTGTTGAGTGTAGCCTCATCGCTGAGTGTAACTTCATCCTTCTTTGTAGGATCAACTTCGCCATCGACCTTAGTGTAGAGGTCGAAGAACGAATTCTTAGTTTCGGTATCGAAACGATTCAAGCAGATCTCGACAGCAGTCAAACGGTCACGGAAGATCGCAAACGCACTGATGATATGGACAAGACGACGAGTCGAGATAACTTCGTTCGTAGCCCCATCCTCAAACGACTTACGAATCACTCCAGCCCACTTGACAAGGTTAGCGGCGAACTTCTCGTCCATGCAACCGAACTTAGTCATGTTCTTAAGGATGATCTTAAGCTCGACCTTCTCGGGCGGATAGTTCTGCTCGAACGTAATCGGGAAGCGCTCAAGGAAAGCCTCGTTCATCACCTTAGTACCGATGAACCGACCATCCTCACTACCCTTACCCTTAGTGTTAGCTGTAGCGAAGATATTGAAGCCAACAGCTGGGAAGACCTTCTCGCCAGTCTTCTTGATATGGTAGGGCTTACCTTCCATGATAGACTGCAAGCACATGATCTTCGTAGCGTTAAGGTCAACCTCGTCCAAGATCAACACAGCACCACGACGCATGGCAGTAAGAACAGGACCTTCACGATAGACGATGTTACCATCCATCAGAGTGTAACCACCAACAAGGTCATCCTCGTCAGTCTCTTCGGTGATGTTAACACGAATCATCTCACGGCCAAGTTTGGCACAAGCCTGCTCGACAGAAAGAGTCTTACCATTACCAGAGAGGCCGGTAATGAACGCAGGGTAGAAGATCTTAGATCGAATGATCTTC